GGAAATTATTCTAACATTGCAAATCTCTCATCATGAATCCGACCGGCCCCGTTACTGACTTTGGCCTTGAAGACATCCTCCTATATCAGATGATATCTACTGACATCACATCTCCTTCCACATACTACGACACTGCTGAGCTCAACTTCACCACCAATATTGTTGAGCTAGAGGGTGAATCTTTTGAAATTTCCACAGATTTCTCTAGTGCAATTCTTTTTAAGTCAAATATCCCTACCTCATCTCATCTCAGGCATGACTTTGTTGCGGAAAAGAAATTTGGGTGCACTGATAGACGTCTCACAGAATTGGGTATTGATTCCATTCTTACTCCTGATGCAATTGTACTACAACCAAAGAAAGCTCTTGAATTGTCTACCACAATGGGCCATGGATTTGAGTCTCTCATGACTTCCTACAACTCCAAAAGACTGGCATATGAGTCACTCCTAAATCAGCACAATGTTACTTTCTACATTCTTGTGGTGAGCCCCAGGATGGTGGTGACCAACTGTATCATTAGCCAGCCTACTGCTAACGAACTCATGAAAAGGTGCAGATGTGGCCTATCTTTAGAGAGACAAATTGAAGCCAAGATTGGTAGGTTGCTCCATGACACAGATGGCAGGACTGCTTTACAAAATAGGTCAATAATAGAAGCTTTAAAAGAGATCAAGATTGGCACTCATGCACAAAGCCCTCAAATGAATGAAGGTCTAAGGGAATTATCACGATCTGAAGTTACAGAACAGGACAAGCTCCAAGTTCAGCAGATGATAAGAATGAGCTTGAGGAAAGCAGCAATCAGTAGAGAAGAGAAGTTGACTATGGACCCAGTGCATTCTCTGTCTCTTGCTCTTGACAGCTATTTTAAGAACTTCTCAACAATAGGCACAAGGGATAATGACAAAAGAGTCAGCATATTCCCCTTTGCAGTCATGTCAGATTGTCTCTGGGGCTCCAGTAGGGATATGCAGAAGCTTGGTGGGAATGTGTCCTGTCCTGAAGACATTTTCAAGCTTTGGGATGCATCTAGCAGAACCCTAGCTGAAGTTGATGAGGGGTCCTTCACATTCAACAAGATGAAATCCAGGGAAGAAGCATTGCACAAAACAGAAAGTTCTTTGAAGCATGATATGAGGAAGAGGTCAACCTTCTCTCCAAGTCTGAATAAAAATGATCTAGATCATCTTGCTCTATCTGGACCTGGTGCTAAATTGAGACAAGAGATGGAGCAGGTAAAGGAAAAGGAGGCTTTCTCCAAGCTGTCATTTGACCCAGCAACTAATACTGAAGATATCAGAGATTTCATCGAAGGGGACTATATGACTGGAATGAGGTCATCAACCCAAGTGGATGACCCTATCATGGAATCATTACTGAGGTCTAAGGAAGAGGTGCACCATGGAGCTGAATCATGCCAGGTTTTTAGATGGACAAGACATAGAGACATCTCACAACATGCTTCTCTTGTCACAGACATATGTACTGAACTGTCTTATGAGTACAAAATTCCCAACAGAGAAGACCAATGGGGTCTTAAAAACCTAAGAAACTCCAGGGCTAAGCTATTGTACAGATCGACTGGGTCCCATGTCTTTTTCTCAGTGGCTATGGACAAGAGAGATACTGAGCTTATGGACCCCGGTAGACTAGGGCCATCAATGTTTGAAACTTCAAATTATTATGTCACAGATATGTCTTCAATATCTGAGGATGGTTTGGATCACTTTGTGAAATCATTACCCTATGTTATGGCACTACAATCTCTCATCTCTCAGATTATGGGATTACCGTTACCAGAGCAGACTAGTTTGCTGCCAGACTCATATTGGCAGATGCTTAAGACTGTCTATCTGGTCTACTTGAACAATAAATTGGACTCTGAGGAGATAATCACAAGTGTTAGATATCTTTATATGAATGCTTTCCAGGAGTCCTATAAAGATATAAGGGTTTTTGTTGAGAGATTGCCAGAGGTGCTGAGATCAAGATTATCAGTGTACCTCCTCTCCAAAGTTGTGCATCTCATGAGATCCTTCGCTAGCAACCCTGTCAAGAGGATAAGATTACGTGACAAAGATGGGGCTGCTAGATTCAAAATCATGCTAATACCTAATATCTTCTGTCATCTAGGATTGGATATGTCTCAGCTTGTCAACACATTCTACATGGGATATGTGGTATCAAAATCCAGAGGAAAGATAGGGGAGAGAAATGTCAAAGTTATGAGCAAGCTCCTCAAGGAAGAATTCTGGTTCCTAGACAATATTGTTTCAAAGGATGTGTGCCTGTGGGAGCATCGAGAGCAGCCTCTAAAACACACTTGGTCCCTCCCTCTAATAAAATACATGATTGACTGCCACATAGGGAAACTGCAGAAATTGTATGGAGGTGGGTTCAGGGAGATCCTGGAGGCAAGGATCCTAAATAAGATCTCTGAAGCAACTTTCCTTGAAGCTGCAACTCTGAAGGCCAGTGCTAAAGATGAGGAAGAGCATTTTGTTATTCCTAGTGAAGAGGAGTACCATGACTATCAATCTCTGAAGTCAAAACTTCTGGAGAGGAATCCAACTCAACAGGGCAGAAGACCTAGAGTGATAACAAAACTCCTGGAAACTGTAGAAAAGTATTCCAAGGAAACTGGTGACAACAACCCCCTAATGATCAAAGTATCTGTGTGGTGCCTAAACAGAATGTTTCGGAAAGGATATTTCATCTCAGATTGCTTCCCAAAGATCAACATGGTGGGGATAGAGAAATTCATGTCCTGCATATTCAAGCCCGTCTAGCTCAGTTCATCTTTGAGAAGATCATGAGAGCAATATGTGAATTCTTTCCCCATGATTCAATATTGAATCCAGGGTACAAGGAGGGCTTTTATCGAGACCATCAAAAGACTTCACAAACTAAATTGGGAGCACACCTTACAATCTGCAAGTCTGCTGATGCAGCTAAATGGTGCCAGCGACATCATAGTTCCTGCTTCTATGCTATTGCAGCTAGATATGTTCCTAGCTATATGGAACCATTTCTATATGCTCTCATGTTTTTATGGACAAAGAAGAGAATCGCACTCCCAGTTGACATCATATCAAACTTCACTCATAATCAAAATGTCCTCTCTTCTAATGACTTTTACAAGACATTCAAGAACAAATTCTACTCTGCAGAATTGCCCTTCATAAACAATCGGCAAAGGAACACTGTTGTTGTATCATCAGGAATGTGGCAGGGCATATTGCATGTTGCAAGCACACTTAAGCACTCATTAATTCAAGATTTTTGGAGAGATTATTGCAAGTCTTACCTAACCAACCAGAAGCTGAATTGTGTTGTGGATGTGATACAAGGTAGTGATGACTCTGCTGCTCTCATTAGCATTTCCTCCAGTAGCAAGAGTGCATACCATCTGTGTGAGGTCCTCTTGGAAATGAAAGAAGAATTGTCTAAATACATCTCGATATGGAAATCTGAGGCAAAATCATGTGTTGGGTCCATAAATCTTGTTGAATATAATTCAGAGTGGATATATGACAACCATGTGATTAAACCAACAACAAGATGGGCATTAGCCTGTCTAGAAACAACTCTTGTCGAAAAATTTGCAACTAGACTCGACATATACTACGGTATCCTTAGTCAGACAGTAGAATCAGGAGGGTCAACATTTCTCTGCTCATTAGTACAATTATGCCAGGGATATATGCATTACATGCTTCTTGGCATGAGGAATCACATTTTGAGGCAGGACATTCTTGATCTCATTTGTTCAAAGCACCTAGTCCCCCTTGGATTTTTCCCCCTAGATACTGATTTGAATGCAGGTCTTACTGGATTGGACTTCTTGATGTACAGAACTCACAAAATGTTCAATGTTCCAGGCCATTCTTATGACATTGAAGAGATAGCACCAACAGCTAAGATTGAATATGTGGAGAAGGTCTCTAAAGACATTAGGAGGGACATAAATAGTAGTGTGATCCAGTTTGGCAGTTACCATATCTGGAACAAGCTTCTGGAAGATGCAGATGTGGAACCTCTTGAAGATCTTCTCAAATTGGTGGATGTCAATCCTAGAGAACTGTACCTTCCCTCAAAATCTTGGTTATCTAACAGGCTAGCATGTAGTTTGAAACTGTATCAGCCAGGAGTAAGGTCATCCCTAAGCAGCCACCAGCCTAACATTCGGATGATGTCTGCTAGTGCCTACATAGCTACAAGGCCCTGCATATCTCTGCCTAGACATGGGTTAAGAGAGAAGCACAGTTTGTATGAGTTGCTAGTCAAGTCAGATAACTACTATGGTCATGTTCCGAAGGATCTGGCCTTGAATCTTGACTTCCCCCATCAAAAGGAGTATGCTCAATTCAATGATTATCTGGAGTCTTTGCTCTCTACCTATTTCTTCCAGAGGACTGAAATGAAGAGATCTGACAAGTCAACTATCCTAGTGTGGGGAACCCAGCTTGAGCAAGAAACTCCCCTGATGTCTATATGCATAAGAGCTTGGTGGAAGGTTAAGAGTGTCAAAATTAGTTCAACTATGTTTAGCCATTTGTGGGCTCAGACTAAGGCAAAATATCCCTTCCTCCAAGACACCTGCGAGGATACATGTGCTAAAAACAACCTTAACAATCTGGAACTCTACTATTTCCTACAGACTGTCAGTAAGAGGGTTAAGAAATTAAAATTGCAAGATACAGCAAATAAGGATCCCATACTAGAGTCAGCTATGACACGTATTTATTGGCCTAATATCAAAATCAGGTCTGCAGCTGTTCGATCTTCCACAGATATCAAGAAATTGAGATCATCACTCTTCTCCCTTTTGTCATTTCCATACACGAGGTCCAAGAAGTGGTCTCTCATAAAGGTCCTTTTTGGAGAATCACCCATCATGAATTCATCCTATAAGGTTGTACCAAGACTTGGGAAGAGGATGAAGATAATGTATGATCTCATCAAGCATGGCAATATTCCTCAGATGATACAGGATATTGAGATTCTCAAAAGGGGTTGCATAGGCTTCTTCCCAGTGAGGCAAGATAAGGATAAAAAGACAGGGAAATTTGTGTATTCAGGACCAGGGGAGTGGCTTGGGAAAGTTTGTGGAGTTTCATGCTCAATCAAGATGGAGACTGGTGTAGTGACTAGTATAACTCTAGAAAGACTCACAGACTTGATTGAGCTGTCTACATCATTAAGGGACCTTATTCGGGAATTTAAGCTTAAGATGCCAGAGAAGCCTAAATACACAGGATCTCAGCTGTACCTAACAGAAATGGGACATTTTGAACACAGTATACATGTCCTAGATAAGTCCTGTCCCATAAATTTTGATACAAACTTTAAGGTCTCAATATTTGATGAACTCAACAAGTACCACTGGAAAATGAAGGTCTCAGAGACAAAGCTAAGTATTGTTTGCTCAACTAAGGATAGAAACTCTAACAAATTAGAGTACACAATCTTATCAGACACATTCACCTCTAGAGATTGGGACCCAGAAAATATTCAACAGCTGGAGGGTGAACCCATTTTAACAAAATGGATGGTGGGAGAACCAGCCACATTCTATGATCTCCAAGTAATAACAGGGTTCCCAATAACAGAGAAGGGTGCTCTTGCTATGGCAAATAAATTGAGTGAAATTAAACAGTCTAGTAGCTTTGACACTGATCTGCCGAGGTTGTCCTCTACCCTCCGTAATTTCATACAAAGGAAATTTTCACCTGAATGGAAGAAAGGTCTCCTAAAGAGTGAACTGGAAGAGAAGAACATGGATAAGGATGTTGCCATTAGTGATAGCATGATCCAAAATTTGGCCAATTTCACTGACCCAATAGAATCCCTGATGGAGGAACTTTATTCTCGAGAACTGGGTAGCATAGAGGAGAGTGAGAGCCAAGAGGACATTTCAGATGATATGCTAGATGAGGGGGTAATGGAGAGATTAAAGGACATGATGTTCTCAGTAGATTGGTCTTATGAAGATGAAGTGCTTCAAAAACAACTATTTAAAGTCCAGATGCCAGAGACAAATGGGTTCTTCCAGAATGTTTTTGATAGGATCGAGTTGGATGGTCTATCTGAAGCTATTTCTAGACTCCCAACTAGTGGTCCTCTGAACGATGCCCAGAGAGAATCTTTGCCTGGAACTGTAGAAACACAATTCTGCTTGTCACTGGCATTTGTAACAACAACACCCTACAAGTATAATGTGAACATGACACCAATGATAGAGACAGCAAACAATGCAGCAAAGTCCCTGTCCTCTTTCACAGAGAATTATATTATCCACAAAAACCCACAGGAGCTACAGGAATCATTGCAACAACTTGAATCATTGCTACCAAGTGTGTCTGGTCTATTACATGACAAGTTCTCTGCCATGATAAGAAAGTACAAGTCTGAGCTAGCTGTCATCAATGCTTCTGGGGAGCATAGCATGCTAGCATATTTGCCATATTGGTTGTTCATGGATCACTTCATACAAAAGGTGAGGTCAAGAGGTTTGTGGGACAAGACATTCCCTCAGAACAATTTACAAACAGTCAGAACAATACTCTTAGGTGAGTGCCTGGAAGCTGTTGCCTCTAAATACAGAGTGTCTTCCATATCTGAGAACAAAAAAGATGAGCTCTTCGCCAGTGCCTGGGTGGAATCTGTATCCCCTCATCTTGTTGAGCTACTATGTGAAGGAATGGGGCTGGGGATCAGTGTGGTGAGAAATGGGGAAGAGATCTTTAGGCATCTTCCACTGATCTTCAATCACATAATAAATTTATCATTCAATGATACTGAAGTTGCTGTGGAAAGCCCGACACTGACACGTGAGGAGAGGGACCCTACATTGTTTGGCAGGTCATCTAGTAGTGATGAGTGACATTACCACTTGCTATCCCAAGGGCCATGATGAATGATTTATGAATGTAGCTGCCTTTAGGAGGGTCCTTTTAGTTCAAGAGAGTTAGTAAATGTGGATATTTTGTCCAACA